GGAGATGAGGCTGGAAGAAAAGCAGCGGAGGATGCTGCATCAGTACTACCACCTGGGAAGGTCAAAATTGCAAGGCTCGAATCCTATAAAGACGCTTCAGAAGCTTTGCAAGCGAATGACTCAGAAGCAATAAGAAAAGCGATATGGGATGCAAAGCCATACCAACCTGACGGGATTGTTGATGGTAAGAGTCTCTTAGAGCTTGTTACTACACCCGAACCACCATGTAACCATGAATACCCATTCAAAGGACTGCAAAGAAAAACAAACGGAATTAGATACGGCGAGCTTACTACGCTTACTGCAGGAAGCGGCATTGGAAAGAGTTCCTTTTGCCGTCAACTTGCAACTCACTTACTCCAAAGTGGGGAGAAGGTCGGCTATTTGGCTCTGGAAGAATCAAACAGAAGAACAGCTTTAGGTCTTATATCAAGTGCCATAGGAAAGCCATTACATCTCGGAGGATATGACCAACAACAACTCAAAGAGTATTTTTCTAATACCATTGCTAATTGGAACCTTTACCTTTACGACGGCTTTGGTTCTTTTGACCCGAATGTTCTTTTCAATAGGGTCGAGTACCTTGCCAGTGGATTGGAGTGTCGTTTTGTGGTCTTAGATCACCTCAGTATTTTATTGAGTGGATTAGAAGGCGACGAACGAAGAATGATAGATCAGACAATGACTAAGCTTAGAAGTTTAGTTGAACGAACTGGAATACATCTTTTTTTAGTTAGTCATTTGAGACGAACACAACAAGACAAGAACCATGAAGAAGGAGCACGAGTTACCCTCGGACAACTTAGAGGGAGTGCTGCTATATCTCAACTTAGCGATACGGTCATTGCGCTCGAAAGAGATCAACAGGCCGACAAAGATGGAGGCGTTACGACTCTTAGAGTCCTTAAAAATAGATATTCAGGTGAGACAGGTATAGCAACAACATTGAACTATGACTTATCCAACTGCCGATTTAGTGAGAATGATGCTACGGAACCATCCTTTCTACGCGGGTCCAGCGAAACCACGGATTTTTGAGGAAGGAGAATACGAACATCCTTGGTATAAACATTCCAAGGAACCACCAAAACTAAATAAACCCAAGCCACCCAGCGAGGCGGCAAAAAAGAAAGCCAAATTTGTAGACAAAACATATGAGTGGAGAAATGACTCTGGTATTCGACCTAGAGACAAACGGTCTCCTAAATGATTTAACTCGTATTCATTGTCTAGCAATCTATGACTCTGAAACTGACGAAATAGAGACATTCAATGATGAAAAAAACAACAAGTACTCCATCACAGAAGGTTTATCGAGACTCATGGTGGCGGATACAATCGTCGGCCACAATATTATTGGGTTCGATATCCCAGCTATTAGCAAACTCTATAACTTTTTCTCTACCAGTGCTCGTGTTGTTGACACTCTTCTTCTATCACGTCTATTCCATCCGAATATCTACGATATAGATCACAAGCATAAGTGGAGACATATGCCACTACAGCTGTACGGAAGACATTCATTAGAAAGTTACGGATACAGACTTGGTGAATATAAGGGGGAGTTTGGTAAGACATCAGACTGGGCAGAGTGGAGTCAAGAAATGGAAGACTACTGTGCTCAGGATGTTGAAGTAACAAAGAAATTATGCAACCACTTCCACCGCTATTTGACTGGCTCCAATTAGAGCATTCAGTCGCACAAATACTTACACAACAGGAATTACATGGATGGTACTTTGATGAACGCGCTGCATGGGAACTTGAATCTTCTCTCCGAAAGGAGCTTGAGGAACTTAGTAGAGTACTTCGGAACAGGCATCCTTTCGTCGCGGGATCAGTCTTTACTCCTAAACGAAATAACAGAACGCAAGGCTATGTTGAAGGCTGCGAGATACAACGATTAAAAGAACTAAACCCTACATCAAGAGACCATATCGCATGGATTCTGACATCTCATTATGGATGGACACCCTCATCAATAAGCTCGAACGGCAAGCCCGTAATAGACGAAATAATTCTCAAGGACATTGGGACGGATATTGCTCTGAATTTTCTCCGATGCCTGGAACTGAAGAAGGCTATCGGGATGATGTCAGAAGGCGTGAACGCATGGCTCAAGCTATGTACGACATCTAGTCGAATACATCACAGCTGTTCAGTAGCCACAAATACTTTTAGATGTTCACATCGAAAACCAAATTTAGCCCAAGTACCAGCAGATGAAAAATTTAGGAAATTATTTAAGGCATCCCCTAACATGGTTATGTGCGGTGCTGACCTTAGTGGCATTGAGCTTAGAGTACTATCCCATTATCTTGCGAGGTATGATGGAGGACGCTATGCAGAAATCCTTATCAACGGAGACATTCACCAAGTCAACGCCGACAAAATTGGAATTACCAGACGTGATGTCAAAACCGTAACCTACGCATTCTTATATGGAGCTGGCGATGCAAAGATTGGACTCTCAGTCGATAAACAACTATCACCAAATAAGGCAAGAGCTAAAGGAAAAGAGGTACGTGCAGCGTTCATCGCAGCCATCCCTGGATTATCAGAGCTGTTATCGGCTGTTAAGAAGCGGTCTGCTACAGGCAAGATCCTGGCTATCGACGGACGTACGCTAATAGTAGACAGCCAACATAAAGCCTTAAATTATTTACTTCAGTGTTCAGCTGGAGTTATTGCAAAACGATGGTTAAAAATCACCCATGACCATACAAAAGAAATGGATTTACGCTGCAATCAGCTCGCTTTTGTTCACGACGAGTTGCAGTATGAATCAATACCAGAACATGTTGATGATCTCAAATCTCTTCTTGTTCTTTCCGCTGTTGAAAGCGGAGAATATTACAACCTCAGAGTACCAATAGCAGCTGAAGCAAAATCAGGAGCTAGTTGGGCTGAGGTCCACTAACTTATGAAACTATTAATTGATGCGGATTTTACCGTATATAAATGTTGTGCAGCTGCAGAGACAGAGATTGATTTTGGAGATGACGTTATCGTAGTTACTTCTAAATTCTCAGAGGCTTATGCCTGTGTGATGAGGGAGATTAAAAAGATACACCGTCACTTTGGGTCGTTTGACGACACTATTCTATTCTTTAGTAGCAGTAACAATTTTAGGAAAAAAATTCAAGCCGATTACAAGGGTCATCGAAATCGTAAGAAACCATGTGCATATAAACGTGTGATAAATAAACTCAAGACTGAGTTTGAAGTGATCACGATGCCTACCCTTGAGGCAGATGATGCCATGGGTATATATGCCACACAGTATCCAGGGAATATTATTGTCAGTCCTGATAAGGATATGAAACAAATACCTGGGATGTTATACAACTTTGAAGAGTCCACACTCATCAATCCTGAAGAAGGTGCTAAGTGGCATCTAGTTCAGAGTGCAGCTGGAGATAATACAGATGGCTACGCTGGTATTCCAGGGGTCGGTATTAAAAGAGCTACACAATTATTTGAAGAAAATGGTTGGAGCTGGAAAACATTAGTTAAAGCATTTAAAGAAAAAGGATTATCTGAAGAGGTAGCTCTGATGAATGCACGTCTAGCAAGGATATTAACTAATGATGACTACGACCATGATAAGAAAGAACCTATTTTATGGAACCCAAGTCCTGACTATGTAATTTAATGACCAAAACCACCAATGACATAGGACCACAGTACTACAAACGTGGTTCTATCCAAGTGTGGGACTTTGTTAGAGATCAAGACCTCAACTTCCACCTTGGCAATGTAATTAAATATGTCTGCAGAGCAGGACATAAGTTTGACGATATTGACGACCTAGAAAAAGCAATCCACTACTTACAAAATGAAGTCGAATTTAGAACAAGCCAAAGAGTTCAGGAATGCATTCGGAGTGAAGAACTCGAAGAGCTTGAACGTCCGAACTATGCAACGGAATTTGATCGTTGAGGAATTCAAAGAATTTTTAGAGGCAGAGGGAATGCTATTTAGAGATAGTCTTGTCCTGCATGAGGAAGCTATTAAAGAACTCAGTGATCTCGTATATGTCTGCTACCAATACGCAGCAAATATGGGATGGGATTTAGACGAGGCTCTACGTCGAGTCCATGAAAGTAATATGTCGAAATTAGATACCGGCGGTAAGCCAATCTATAGAGAAGACGGAAAAGTATTAAAGAGCAAAAACTACAAACCACCAACATTAACTGATTTAGTTTAATGACATCAAGTTTAATATCTCGAACTGGTAGGGTTCAGTCTTGGATAGATGACCCAACCTCCCGCCTACCAGTGTCATGCACTGTCTTCGTAGTAGAAGACTCAATGGAAGGTGAAAATGGAATCGAAGCAAGTTGGAGATTTGTTTCACACGCTCTGCGCTTCGGGGCAGGGTGCGCTGTACATCTTTCTAAGCTCCGTGGAAAGGGAACAGAGAATGGAAAAGGGCTTACCGCAAGTGGACCAGTCTCATTCGGAAAAATCTACTCCACCTTAAATGAAATAATCCGTAGGGGCGGACATTATAAAAATGGAGCGTGTGTTTTACATTTGGATCTCGATCATCCTGATATCATTGACTTCATTACTACTCCTAGATCTGAACTCCCGTGGGTCAAAAGGTGTGTCAACATTAACGACGAAAAGTGGAAAGACGCTAGTGATACAACACGGGAGGCGGTGATATATGGCATCAGGTCAGGTGACATATGGTTAAACAAAATTAAACACGATAAAAATGGAAAAAGAATCAGAGGAAATGTTTGCCTCGAAGTTTACCTGCCATCACGAGGAACTTGCCTCCTCCAGCATGTTAATCTCGGTGCCTGTAAAATCGGAGACTTGCAAGGTGCTTTCACTGAAGGTATGCGAGACTTGTGCAACCTCCATAGCAAAACAGGCGTTGATGGTTCTGGAGAATACCTCCCCTCGTCAACGGATCGGCAAGTTGGACTCGGGGTACTTGGCTTAGCAAACTTACTAAGACAAAACAACGTCACCTACGAACAGTTTGGTGATGCATTACAAGCAGTCAATGACGGCATACCTGGACTTGGTACAGCTGGTTTAATTGCTGGAGAATTTTATAAAGGCATTCAGAGTGCGGCTGAAGTTGCTAGAGAAAATAATATGGAGAGAGCATTTGCTATTGCTCCTACCGCAAGCTGTTCATATCGCAGTAAAGACAGAGAAGGCTTTACTTGCACACCAGAGATCGCACCTCCTATAGCTCGGAGTGTTGATCGTGACTCTGGTACATTTGGAGTTCAGACATATGAATATGGTGATGTAGAGATCGCCTCAGAAGTTGGTTGGGATGCTTACAAGAAAGTAGCTGACGAACTAATGTATATGTTGAACCATACAGGGCTTCTTCATGGATACAGCTTTAACTCTTGGAGTGATGTTGTAGCCTACGACGAACAGTTCGTGGAAGAGTGGCTGGCTAGCCCCCAAACATCCCTATATTATGCTTTGCAAGTACATGGAGATGTTCAGGATAAGAGTGATGCTTATGCAGCTTTAGACGAGAACGATGTCCAAGATTACTTGCAGGGGATTTTAGGTAATAAACCCGACTGCGATTGTCAAGAATGAAGAACCCTTATGAGAAGTTACTCAATAGAAAGAGAACATGGACTCCTGTCCAGACAACAGGAGGAGCACTTAAAGAAGGAGCTGAAGAGACCATCTACAGAGCTTTGGCAATACGTCACATGGAGCTACCAGTTGGGGATTTTATCTCCGAAGCTCTTGAGAAAGACGTACCTTCTTCTGCTAGGAAACTCCTAGAATCTAACGTCAAGGATGAGGTCAAACATGACCTCGCTCTTGGCTATATAACCAACGCTATAGGCGTTGATGAGAAAGCAGAGAAAGAAGCTTTCTTACTTAGGGATGCGTGGGAAG